CTTAGAAGGGTTTATTGACGAGTATGGTTACTCTATTATGGATACCCCTAAGAAGCCAGTTATGGGAATTGACGAGATGCTAATAGACGTTGGAGCTAAGGATTATATTCAAAATAGAAGAGACGCTTTAAAGAATGATACGGTAGCTTTATCGGAATTCAAAAGGCAATTTCCTTTTACTGTAGAGGAAGCGTTTAGAAATGACACACAAAGTTGTATCTTTGACGTTGAAAGGATATATCAACAAATGGATTATAACGAGGTAAATAATGCAACAACAACAAGAGGAGAGTTTGTCTGGAAGAATGGGGTACAAGATAGCGAAGTTATTTGGATACCTCACAGAAAAGGCAAGTGGGAAATTAGCTGGGTTCCAGAATTACAAAACCAAAATATTATCTCTTCTAGGTTCAGTAAGAAGTTCCCTGGAAGATCAGACAGCTTGGTTGCAGGTTGTGACCCTTATGATCACGACACCACTACTGATGGTAGGAGATCTGATGCTTCTGCTCACGTTTTTCATAAGTTTAGTATGGCAAGCGATGCGTCTATGCAATTTGTGTGTGAGTATATTAATAGACCGCCTAAAGCGGAAATATTTTACGAGGACATGATTAAGATGTGTGTCTTCTATGGGTGTCAGGTGTTGGTGGAGAATAATAAAGTTGGTATATTAAAGTACTTTGAGAATAGAGGTTATTATGAGTATTTGATGGACAGACCAGATATGACTCATACAGAGTGGAGTAGAGGAAAGCAAAAAACAAAGGGTGTGCCAGGATCTGGTGCAGCAGTAATAAACGCTCAGGCAGAAGCAATAGCAACGTATATATACGATCATGTTGGCTATAATGTTGATACAGGAGAAATGGGAAGGTGTTATTTTAACACTCTTTTAGATGATTGGAGTAGATTTGAAATAGATAATAGAACGAAGTACGATGCTAGTATATCGTCATCATTAGCTTTACTAGCCTCTCAGAAATATGTTAAACCAAAAAAAGAATTTAAAGTGTCATCTCCTTTAGTTAAAAGATATAGCAATAGGGGAATGTCCAGTAAAAAAATAAATTAATTATGTTTGATAGCAGCAAAAATAAAATAAACGGTTATCCATCTCCTTTGTCTACAAACGAAGAGAAAGCTACCAATCAGTACGGTCTTGAATACTTCAGGACTATGTACCAAGAGTGGAAGAATAATGGTGACGTATACTTCAAAGACCTCAAGGCTAGGTACGCCAGGAATAGAAGTTACTCTGAGGGTAATCAAGATGTAGGTAAGTATAAGGACTTATTAGACGTTCAGGGAGATTCCTCATACCTCAATATAGATTGGACTCCTGTATCTATAATCCCTAAATTCGTTGATGTTATCGTTAACGGTATGGTTAATCAAGAGTACGATGTAAAGGCTAAATCTATAGATCCTATTGCTGCTAACGAAAGGATGGCAAAGAAGAAGAAGCTATATGGTGACATGATTAATAAAGATTTTGTAGAAAACTTAGAGGACGAGACAGGTATACCATTATCCCCTAAAGGATTTATTGCAGAAACCTCTGAAGAGGTGGAGATGTTTATGGCTCTTAACTACAAACAGAATGTAGAAATAGCTTTAGAAAAAGCCATAGAGTACACCTTAGATATTAACGATTTTGACGAGGTTAAGAGATCTATGATTCGTGACCTTGTTGTTTTAGGTATCTGTGCTGCTAAGACAGATCTATCTCAAACTGAAGGTGTGAAGATTCGTCATGTAGACCCTGCTAATCTTATAACATCTTACTCTGCTAAATCAGACTTTAAAAACATACGACACGCTGGAGAAGTTTACTCTATAACTATTGCTGACCTTAGAATGCAAGCAGGTGATGAGTTTAGTGAAGAGGATTATATTAAAATAGCTACAGAGTACGCAGGGAAAAATAACAACCCAATGACTTTTAGCACTACAGCTTATTACGAAAGTGGGCAAGACACTTATGACTATGATAAATTTAGTGTTAATATATTAGATGCTGAGTTTATTACGAGTCATAATTTAAACTACGAAAAGAAGGAAAACAAACATGGAGGATATTCCGTAAATAAAAAAGCTTCCAACTATAAAGCTCCTAAGAAGTCTAAAACAAAAAGAGAAAACATAGGCTCTACTGTTAAGGTTGTATATACAGGTAAATATATTACAGGTACAGATTATATCTTTAATTACGGGTTAAAAAGCGATATGGCTAGATCTAAGTCTAACCTATCTGAAACGAGATTGTCATACATCGTTTATCAACCGAATCTTTATAAAATGAAGTCTCGTTCTTTAGTTGATAGAATGATTCCTTTTGCTGACCAAATACAGTTAGCACACGTTAAGATACAACACGTACTAGCAAAAGCTAGACCTAAGGGTGCAGCGTTTGAAATTGGGTCTTTGGAGAACGTATCTAAAGGTGATGGGGGAACATTTACCCCTATGGAACTTCAGGAAATCTACGATCAAACTGGTAACATATACTATCGAAGGATAGACGATGAGGGTCAGATGACAGGGGCTATGCCTATTCAAGAGTTAGAAAACGGTATTGGTAGAGACTTCGGTACTCTTATTAACGTATACCAACACAATCTTCAGATGATACGTGACGTTACTGGGGTTAACGAAGCTCGTGACGCTTCTCAACCATCTAGCGAAGCTTTGGTGGGTGTTCAGAAGTTAGCCTTATTAGCTTCTAATAACGCAACTCGTGATATTAACGATGCCTACCTTAATGTTACTAAGCGTATATCTCAAAGTATTACAATTCGTATGCAAGACCTAATAAACTTTAAAGGTCTTCATGGTATGTATGCAAACGTCATAGGGGAAACTTCTATGAAGAGTATAGACATGATGAAAAAGCTATCTATACATGAGTTTGGTATTACTTTAGATGTAGCACCTGATGAGGAAGAGAAGCAGATAATGGAGCAGAATATTCAGGTTTCTTTAGCCCAGAAAGAGTTAAGACTTGAGGACGCTATAATGATTAGGTCTATTAAGAATATCAAGATGGCTAATCAAATGCTTATCCTTCGTAGAGGAAAGTATCAAAAAGAGCAGCAAGCCTTAGCACAACAAGCCTCTGAGCAAAACGCTATGCTACAACAGCAATCAGCACAGCAAGCTGCACAATTAAAGCAGCAAGAGCTAGAGGTAGAGATGCAGATAGAGCAAGCTAGGGTTCAGGCTAAAGCTCAGGCAGATATGCAGTTAAAGCAACTGGATTATCAACTTAAAGAGCAGTTTGAACAGGCTCAACACGAAAGACGTTTAAGAGAGATAGAACTTGGCAACCTTGGGAAAGAAGGTGCTGCGTTTATTCAAGGAGACGTTAGACAGAATGTTCAACAACAGTCTGCTATAAACCAATCTCAAATGATAGAACAGAGAGAGGGTAATAGAGGTCCTTTAGGTGAGGAGAAAGAAATAGAAAAATAATATTGCGGTTTTAAATAAAATCGTTATATTTGCGAAATAGACTAAGTAAATTTAATTGACATGGATATAAGAGAAGAATTAGTAAAAAAGTTTGGGGGAGAAATTGAACAACCCCAACAACAACAAAATATTGTTGATTTGACTGGTGATGAAAACCAAGCGGTTGAATCAAATGAACCTATAATTGAAGAGAGATCAGACGTTATAGATTTAACAGGAGAGAGTTCTTTAAATACTGAAGAGACTACTAGCGAGGAACAACCTGAGACTAGTCAGCAACCTGAACAGGAGGGCATTAATGATGAAGCTGTTTTCAAATACCTTAGCGAGAAGCTTGGGCGAGACGTAACATCACTTGATGATTTTGGAACCGAACAGAGTTCAACAGAAAGCAATGACTTTGCAAGCGAACAGCTTCAAGTTATTAACGAGTATGTTAAGAATACTGGTCGTACCGTACAAGATTACCTGAATACTCAGAGTGTTGATTTATCTGACGTGTCTGATAACGCTGTAATAAAGGAGTTTTTAAAATTAGAAAATCCTAATTTAACTGATGCAGAGTTAAATGATTATGTTGCAGAGACTTATAAAACGGACACAGAAGGATTTAGTGCAAGGGAAACCAACGCTGGTAAGGTTCAACTTTCTAAAGACGCTAAAGCTGCTAGAGATTACTTTAACAAAGTGAAAGAGGATTATGCTATGCCTGTACAAGCAGAAGCAACTGATCCTGGAGTATCTGAAGCAGAAAGAGGGGAATGGATTAGTAAAATGGAATCTACAGTCAACGACCTTGAAGGTTTATCTTTTTCGATGAACGACAAAGGGGAAGAGTACGTCTACAATTTGGATGACGAGGCTCGACAGGAGATTATAGGTCATAATTCTAATCTAGAAAACTTTTTCGATAAGTATGTAGATCAAGCAGGTAGCTGGGACTTTGACGCTCTTAATACAGATATGTACATTTTAAATAACATCGACAAGATTGTTAGAGGTGTAGCTAATCAGTATAGGAGTAAAGGAACAGAGAGCGTAATTAACGAGATTAAGAACCCTTCGTTTACACAAGATAAACAAGAGGCTCCTCAAAAAAGTGAGTCAACTCTAGATCTGTTAAGAAGACAAATTCTTGGTTAGGAAAAAAAATTAATTATTTATTTTAAAAATATAACAAAATGGCAACAGTAAGTTTAGCAGGTGGTAGTGGTTTTACAGCTACTCCATCAAATGTAGCAGTTGCAACAACAGCGAATTATATTAGTACTGGAGATTTAATTGCTTCAGGAACTACTACTGCTGGATCGCTTTCCAAGCGTGACGTTGACGAGCAACTAATTAAACGATATGGTGATCAAGGTATCACTGGATTAATGGAGTTCTTAGGGACTAAAAAAGAAACGCAAGCTCAAACTTTCGAGCACTACGAAGAAGCACTTCTTCACAATTCTTTCACAGGATCTATTTCTGGAGATGACTTAACGGTAGCTTCTGGAGATAGAGATTCTGCTGGTAATACTGCAGTTCGTGATGGTGATCTTCTTTTGGGTAACTCAGGTACTATGTTTTACGTTACAGGTCAACATGATGACGGAGAAGCTTCTTCTCAACCAGAAGAGCAGTTTAGAATTAAAGTTGTAAGCACTGGTGCGGTTGCAACAGGACAGACTGATACAACATTTGCTATTGTAGGTAATGCTTACGCAGAATCAACAGAGCAGCCAATCGGTATCACACCTCGTGTTCATCAATACTCTAACAAGTGTCAGATTATTAAAGAATCTTTCACTGTTTCTGGTTCTGAAGCAACTAACGCAGTTTATGTGAAAGTTGAAGGTGGTTACTTATGGTACTTAAAAGGTGAGGCTGACACTTACCAACGCTTCCAAGATTACGCTGAATTAGCAATGATTGTTGGTCAGGCTGGTGATAGCACCTTAACTGATGCTGCAACAGATACAGGAACTGGTACAGTTGTTACAACAGAAGGTCTTTTACCGTTTATTGAAAATAAAGGACAATCTATGGATTTAGGTTCTTCTGCGATTACAATGGCTGATTTTGATGCTGCTGTTAAGTCTTTAGACAAGTACAGAGGTGCAAAAGAGATGGCTCTTTATGCTGGTATTAACTTATCGTTAGATATTGATGACCTATTAGCTTCTCAAGGTGCTTACGCAGCAGGTGGTGCTAACTATGGTACTTTCTCTAACAGCAAAGACATGGCATTGAACTTAGGTTTCAACTCGTTCTCTCGTGGTGGTTATACTTTCCATAAGAAAACTTACGACCTATTTAATCGTCCTGATTTATTAGGAGCTTCTGGATTTAACTACAATGGTTACGGAATGTGTATCCCTATGGATTCGCAGAAAGATGCCAAGTCTGGTGAGAAAATTCCTTCGCTACGTATGAGATACAAAGCAGCTAACGGATACTCTCGTGAAAATGAGCACTGGTTAACTGGTGGTGCGGTTCTACAAAACAAAACTAACGAAAAGGATGAGTTACGTTGTAACTACAGAACTGAGCGTGGTTTTGAAGGATTTGCTCCTAACCGTTTCTTATTATTCAAGAAATCATAATTATTAACATTTAAAAAAATAAGAAAATGGCACAAATATTTGGTGATAAGTTATTAATGTTTCACGCTTCTGGTATAGATAGCGATTCTGTACATTCTCATGATGCTGGTACAAATATTGATTTAGCTGCATTTCCAGCTAGTTCAATTACGAGTATGTCTGCAGATGAGGACTATGTTTATCTATGGTTTGGAGGTGCTACCCAATTTGAGGGTGGCTGGGGAGGCACAGCAACAGAGACAATGGAACAAGCTAAGGTTAGATTAACAGTAGCTGAAGGAACAGAACATAAAGTTATTGAGGACCTTTGGGCTTCGATGACTTCAGTTTCTGCTGGTCCAGTTTTGAAATTCGATGCTGTAAACAGTGTTTACCCTATCGAAAATGTTACTGCAATAGTGATATATCGTACTACGACTACGCACACAATTGCATCTGACGCATAACTAGCGATAGTTAATTATATATTACTGGAGGGGGCTTTGTACCCCTCCTTTTACCAAACTTTAAGTTAATTTTAGAAATTTATTATGACACAAACAAAAAACAAAAGGAAGGCTGTAACGCCTCCTGCATCTAATACAGTAGAAGCCAAGGCTCCTGTAGTAGAAAAAAAATTCACTCCTCAATTTGCTAACAAACAAAAAGAGTATAAACCTTCTGTTTATCATTTAGTTTCTAAAGCTAAAAAGAGAAATGGAATGCCTCAATACCCTGTAGTTTCTTTGCTAAAGGCTGAGGATATTATATTTGACCCTGAAACTGGGGAAAACAGAAAGATTAGATATGTTCCTGGAGAAGCATCTATATTTGTAGATGACCACCCAGAAACTGCAAAAATGAGAGAGCCTATTGCTTTCACTAACGGTTTTATTTTTGTAGATCACACAAACCCTACCCTTAAAAAATATTTAGATACGTGTAACGCTAACGGAAGTAATCCACATAGGATTAAGTCTAAATCTATAATGTTCACTATTAAAGACGATGAGAAGAACGCACAGGATAAAATAGCTCAAGTATCAGATACTATGGACGCTGTACAAAGTGCTCTTAAAATGCCTTTAAATGAGCTTGTAGGGTACGCTAAAGTATTAGGCGTTAATACTAATAAGAGTGTAGATGAGATTCGCTGGGATATGAAGATTCAAGCAGAGAAGAATCCTACAGCTTTCTTAAAAGGGATGAACGATCCTCGTACAGAGATGAAGCAACTATTATTGATGGCTCAAGAATCAGGTATCATATCTATGAAGAAGACAGGAGTAACGTGGGTATCTTCAGGTAATACTATCTGTGTTCCTGCAATCGGGGTAAAACCTATCGAAAGAATGGTAGATTTTTGCTCTGAAGGCGAGGGAGAACAGATATATGCTGAGATAGAGCGAAGACTCCAATCCCTTAATGGATAATGATATAATACAATATATTTAATTAAAGGGGGCTTTATGCCCTCTTTTTTTTATTATACCGATTTATTTTGTATTTTTGCTATTGAATAAATATTAAGATAATGACGATTAACGAAGTATACAAGTTAGTACAAATCTTTGCTAATAAGGAACAGAGAGGTTTTATAACTCCTTCAGATTTTAATTTACTTGCACAACAAGCTGAGTTAGAGTTATATAATAAAAGGTTAGACA